TTTGAAACCTTTGCTCTATTTCCCAGTCCAGAAACTCCAATGTTACTATTTCCAAAAGCGGCCGCCGTGGCAACTTTATCCATCTCTTCTTCTTTTTTAATTCTTATTTCCTTTGCCTTCAAATCATTAACGGCACGCGAATAACCATTAGCCCCCAACCTTTCATCTAACATCTTTTTAATATTCTCTTCTTTCATTCCACGGCGTCTCATGTCCTGAAGATCACTAATTCCAGTTAATCTTAAAGTTCTCGCATTCAAAGTTTCTTGCCTACCCTTTGCGCCCTTGGGGTCAAAAAAGTCTGCAAGACTTTCTAGCATTCCTTTATTTCTTTGTACTGGTCTTTGATAAGTTGGTTCACCATTTCTATACGCAAGATATCCAACAAAAGGACCATCAGGGCCCATCATAATTTTGGTCTTTGGTAGATTCTTTTTATCTTTATCAGAAAGACCGCTCATTATACTGCCACCAGTTCCAGAATAACTCTTGTTTCTTGCACCATACTTATCAACTTGTCCAGCAAGACCCTTAGCAAAATTAGAGACATATAATACTTCATTTCCTCTTTTCATTGCAAAGTATCTTTTTCCTGCCAGAGTTATTTCATTTTCATAAGATCCTCCAGGTGGAAGAGAAACTTTAATTGCTTCTCTTCCCATAAATGATGTTGCAAATCCCTTTCCAATATCACTACCAAGTCCAGCACCTTTAATATCAATTCCCTTTCCAGATGCAAGTGCTCTCTGAACTTGCATCTGAGATTCTATTCTTTTCAATCTTGCAACAATGCCCTCTTGAGATAGTTGCTCCTTACGTTCTGCAGCTAGTCCACCAGAGTAACCAGACATTTTATCAAGTTCTTTTTGTCTCTTCTCAAGAATCGGATCTTTGACCTTTTCCTTCTTTTCTTCCTGTGTTCCAATATATCCACCACCAGCAGCGAATGCAGTACCACTTAAAATTCTTGGTTTATTAGTTCCCCCTCCAGCAGCATTCATTGCTTCTAAAGTATCAACACCATATTTCGCAACTGCTCCACGAGACATGACGAACTCACCATCAGAAAGCATCGCTGGAACTTTATCTATTCCCTTATCACCACTCACAAAACCACTAGAACCACCACCAAGAGCTCCACCAAGAAGCATTCCAAGTGGTCCAAACATAGATCCAATGCCTGCACCACTCATCATACCTTTAAAGTTAAATCCACCGCCACTGAATGCAGGTACTTTTACAGATCCTCCACCACTAAATCCTTGAAAATTTTCTATACCACTACTTAAAGCCATAGTAGTTCCAACAGTGGTGGCAACAGTTAGTCCTGCTTGAACTAACTTACCACCTCTACCACCAAGGAATCTTGCAGCACCTTTAGCACCTACAACTGTCGCAACAGTTTGCAATAGTTTTCTAATTCCAAAGAAAACCACCTTAGTAAGACTACCAACAAACTTACCAAGACCAGTTCCAAATCTTAAGTATAATGCAAGTAGTTTAGGCCAATGATCCTTTAAGAATCTACCAATAGCATTTATCTTCTTTCTGTTTTCAGGATCACCAAACCAATCTAAAAACTTAATGAGTGCTCTTCCCAAAAACATTGCAACAAAAAAGTCAATGATTTTTTGAAGAACAGATTTAACAGGTGCAAGAATTTTCATTGCACCATCAACTGCCTTTTTAAATCCCTTTTCTAATCCTGCCTCTAATTGATTTCTTCTTTCTCTTTCCTTTCTTTTTCTATCAAGTTCATCTTGCTTTTTCATCAAAGAATTTTGATCCTTCAATAAAGCAATGATGTTATCAAGTGACTTTAAAATTTTATCTATAGGACCTTCTTCTTTCGCTGGAGGAAGAAGACCAAAAGGTGATGATGGGGATATTTTTTTAATCTTGTTAGCAGAACTTGTAGACTTTTTAATATCCCCTGCAGATATTTTCTTTTTCTGAACTTTAAATCTACCAGTGTTTCTCTTTACTCTCTTAAATTCTTCTTGTATTAACTGATCTTCTTCCGCCGGAATCTTACTATTAGACATTCTTGCTGCAGCAAGTCTTTCTTTTAGAAGAGTTTTATATGTATCATAGTCAATATCAAAGACATCTTCCAGTCCAAGAAGTCTCAGAATTCTTTCGTCAATTTTTTCATTGACTAGCTTCTGGCCTTTACTATTATCTTTTGTAGTAGTTTTTGGAGCAAGAACCAGATTAGATGCCATTCGCCTGTTGGTACTTTAGTTTCTCTTCTTCAAGATGCTGCTTCAGCAGTTCTACATAGATATCTCTTTCCCAAGGTATCATATTTTCTACCTCAGTTAATGAATATTTATGGTACTGCATCAAAGCAAAGTTTAATCTAAAGTAAGCCTCCAAGTCCATGTGACTTAGGCCTACGCGAAAAAACTTGCCAATCCTTCAAGAACTACTTCACTCTCAACCTTAGTTTTTGGATTAGTTACTTTAATTGTATGGGAAAGTTTAGGCATTGTAGAATAAAACTTTTCAATCTCCTTAAACTGTGAGAAGTTCATGGACTCAATAAAATCTTTAATCTCTTTCTTGGTACAATCAGCAGCTGCCCAAACTTCATCTTCAGTATAAATTTTATCAATACAAGATGCGATTAATTCAAATGATTGATCCATTCCAGAACCACCTTCCAAATCAAAATTATTTTTAATGAATTCGTCAAGTGATGGATACTTCATTTCCATCATAATGCTGGAATCAAGTTTAATTTTATTTGTATGGCCCTCATTCTTTTCAACTTGAATATCATCCAAATTGATTTCAACTTTTGCTGGAGTTACTTCATCATCTGGACAGACGATGTTGACTTCAATTACCTCTCCGACAGACTTACCACGAATATTAAGAAACAAATATTCAATATCAAAAGTAGGAAGTGATTCTACCTTAATATTCTTTGTAAGAATACAATTTTTAATTACTGTTTTAATCGCTGTAGTAATTTGTTTCGTGTCTTCACTCTCCAGAGCAATGACAAGAACTTTTTCTTCCTTTACAAGGAAAGGTCTATATTGAATTGTTTCTCCTGTTGATGGCAACTCAAGTTCATATGTTGGTGTAGCAATCTTAGGTAAAGGCATAATGTCCTATAGAAGTTTCAGTGTGATTATTTAGTCCAATCCCTGTCGTCTTCTGGTATAATCTTGTCCTGTAAGGGTGATGCGATTTCCTGAAGAATTCGCAACCGATTGTGGAACACCGCCAGTGCTCAAGAGACCAGTACCAGTAAGACCAGGAAGAGTCAAGTTACTAGCATTAAATTTTGCCTGTTCTATTGGAGATAGTGCTTGATTGGAAGTAGTTGATGTTGTTTGATCTTGTTCCCCAGAACCTCCAAGTTCATCAATATAATATCTAATGTAAGAAAATGATACCGTACACTGTAACAAATTAGAGGCATCATATGAAACTGGCATTGATGCTACAGAGATAGGATAAGCATTTACAAAATTGTACTTTAAGTATGATTTATAGTCTCTTTCATACTTAATTATTTCCAGTCCTCCATAATATTCTTTTGGATATCTCATTCTATAAGAATAATTTGGTGATGTTACATTATTTCCTTCTCTAGCTATTTGCTCTGCGGCAATATATTTTATCCAAGATTCAAATAATCTAATTGGGAGATATGTATTTACAGAACGATCTGATCTGCTGGGAGAAATCATTACATAAAAAGTCAGATCAATTCTATCATCAAACAATCTACGATAAGCGTGCCTTTCCGTGACACCAGTGTAGTCGTTGTTTATTTCTGTGGTAGCAAGAGATGATCCTGGAAGAACTGTTTCAGAACAACAAAGATGTAAGAAATTTCTATCATATCCAGATAGATTATTATCCTTTTTGAATTGATCCCAAGTATATCCTCTAGAACCAGGAGGCTCTGAAATAAAAACATCAAAATGAGACGTTGTTGCTGGTCTCAGTAAGTTCGACTTAATATCAGATACTGACCTTCTAGTTGGTGTTGGTGATGCCATCTATAAATAGATTTACCTTATATATTATGTAGCAAGGATAATGGCAGAGAGTTTAAAAAGTAGATACAAACCCTCTTTCCCACAAAAATATAAAGGTAATCCAAACAATATTATATGTCGTAGTAGTTGGGAAAGAAAATTCTGCCGATGGTGTGACTTGAATGAAAATGTATTACAGTGGGGAAGTGAAGAATTTCATATCCCTTATGTTTCTCCAGTAGAC